AGAAAGCGTTTGTATCAGTTAAATAATGATTAACTGAATAGCCTTCTGGAATCACACCATTGTTTCTAATAGCATTAATGTCATTGTCAGCACTACCTACTCTGTATTCACTCTCTAAAAGTCGAGCTGCCACAAATTGTAAATCTGATGGTACTATAAGCTTTCTAGCTCTAGCTGCAATTTTAAGACCTCTTTCATCAGTCCATTTGCCAATCTGAATGATAGCATCTTCTAAAGATGTTTCATTTAAGTCAGCTGCTGTAACTGGTCTATTAGAGTTCTTACCACCATTTACTAGTGGGTGTCCATCACCGCCTGTAACTCCATCACCACTTGCTGTAAATAGGTTAACCCCATCTCCAGATTGGAAAGAATTAGTAAAGCCGTTATTCAATGGAACTGCTGCTTTTACTTGCTTAGTGTAAGCCATTGCTCTAGCTAATGCTTTGGTATATCTAGCACTTAAAGAAACATAAAGGTTATCCTCCATAGCTTCTTCAGTTACCGCAAATCCCATTGCAATAGTCTCGTGTGTATAACGAGCAACAAAAGATTCTTGAGCAACATCATATGATATAGCTGCACCTTCATCTTTTACTGGAGCCGCACCAAATCCTGAAAGTTTTAGTTCCTCTTCAAATGATCTCTCAGAGTTTTCACTAACATAAATTTGTTCATGCTCATTTTCGTAATTGTTGTACTCTTCTCCGAACAGTGCATTTAAGCCTGGTAGAAGTTGTTTTAATTCGTTAGCTCTTGATATAGCTGCCATAATATTCTCCTATTAACCTATGCCTGTTGTGTTAAGCAGTTGATGTCCAACATTAAACATAACTAATACATCAGTTTTAGCGTCACCAATTTCACTATCTGCTCCTTCTACGAAGTCGATAATTTTAAGTGGTAAAGTATTTGTTGTATTTGCTGTACTACCATCTACTGCATTTTTACTAATACCAAACTTTGTAGAACCAGCTGTTTGTACAACTGCTACATTTTTCCCTAGATCATCTTGATCTAAAGATTCGTCTGATTGCATCTGCATTACTAAAAATGGATCAGATGCCACATATGCCACGATATCGTCTGCTGCTGTTGAAGCAGGATATTGCGGACTATTCCTAAATTCACCAGATACTGGGTCAGTATATGAACACCCTAGGAAAACTCCTATAGGTGTCAATGACGTTGTACCTGTATCTTTCTGAACTGTTGTATTCGGGTTATCATCTGCCCACTTTACAAAGTCACCATAAAATATGGCTGTGCCATAATTATTTTTAATTTTATAGTGGCTTATCTTTGCATTGTAAGCACAAGAAACTAACGAACCAACAGGTCTTGCTCCCATCGGAGCTGCTGATGAAGCCATAGCTTCCTCCTTTCAAAAAAAATTGTTAATCTAACAAGACTAAGAATCTCTCCCAAAGGTCGTTTTTGATTTTCTTTCAAATACTTGTTTGGTAGCCATTCTCGAATCTTGATCCTTAAAATATACGTTATCAACAGATTCCATTTGATTTTGAGCCATACTATTAAAATGTTTGTCTCTAGCTTCCGCTTTATCTTTTGGCATCTTGCATAACAACTGCCCACCAATTTCTATATTACCTTTCTCCGCCCATTCAGACTTATAGTCCATCATATGAATATGTAATTCAGGATGGTCTTCCGCCTTACAAGGTATCCAGCCTTCTCTAAATTTTTTAGAGACATTAGGATTATCAGGATTGCCTAATGTAGCAGTTCTGATATATCTAAACACCCAGCCAGGTTGTGGATCAGGGTTAGGTAAATTGGAGGGATTATCCCAACTTTCTACTCGTTGAGCAACCTCTCGGTCTTCTGAAGCCCTAGGGCTACGCACATGATCTGAAGATTCTTGAACTTCTGGTTCTTGAATTTCGTTTACAGTTTTATCAATATTATCGTTCATTATGATTCCTTTAATAATTGTTTTGCGTATTGCTGCGGACTTATACCAAGTTGACGTGCTAACTTAACTTGAGTCCGAGTTAAACGTACATTGCGAGGATTTTTTTCAGCACCAGTGGACCTCGATACAGGTGCGACAACATTAGAGGGTTGTCGTTTCTCTTCTTCTTGTACTTCAATTTGAGCTTCCGCTTCTACTTGAGGTACTCCAAAAAAACTTGGAAATTGTAGTTTCATGGCTTTATCTATTTCACCATAATACTCTGTTGCTTGTGTTGCAGGATTTACTCCACCTGCTTGCAACTTTTGATCTAAATACATAGCAAAAGATGTCATCTCTTTATGTATAGGTTCTGTTCCCATAAACCATGGATTTTTATTTGCCCATGCTTGCATTTCAGGATCAGGTTGTGGTTGTTGTATAACTGGTTGTGTGGCTGCTACTTGTCTTTGCATAGCCTCTGCATAACCTGGAGCCTGTTGTTCTGCTATTGTGGCTTTTGTTAATTCTGCTTGAGCTGCTGCCATAGCATCTGTATCACCTTCATCATATGCTTTTTTATAAGCTGCTTGAGCATTCATCTTTGCATATTGAGCATTATATAAAGCTTGTTGATTAACAACCTTACCACCTTCTTGTACTAACTTTTGTAATCTTTGATTTTCTTGTAGTAGGGTTTGTGTATTTTTAATTGCTTCTGCTTTTTCTCTTTCAGCTGCTTCTTTAGCTCTACGTTCTTCATGATACTCGTATTTAATTTTACTAATACGTTTACCAGCTCTTTCACTTAAATCAGAAATCTCTTGATCAACAGTATCATCATCAACTGTATCATTTTCAGTTTCTTTTTTAGGTGGTCTCCTATCTTCTTCAGGGGTATCGTCTACTACCTCTACTTCTAAATCAGATGTGTCTTCTTTTTTAATTTCAGTCTTAACACCAAAAAATTTATCTTCACTTGTCTGTGGTGATAGTTTTCCATCATCATCAGCTTTAAACTCAGTTTGAATTGAAGTTTCTACAGATTGCTCACTCATGCTCTAACTACTCCTGTTGGGTCTTCTACTACTGCTTCCACAGTATCGTCATTAATTAATCGAAACTCTTTTCCATAAATTTTTAAACGAGTGCCAGAATAAGCTCTAAATACTACCCAGTCACCTTTCTTACAATAAGGTCCATTTGGAAATCTACTTTTATCAACATAAGCATCAGGACCAAGCTTTAGCACATATCCACATATGTTGCTAACTTCTTCATCTCTAATAGTGCTTGATGCTTTAACAATACCACCATCAGTCTTTTCATCAACTTCAGGCATAGCTATTAAAATACGATATCCAACTGGTTCAGGTAATTGGCTTTTAGTTTTACTATCAACTTTTGGTTCGTTGATAGCTTCTTTTTCTATTTTTACTTTACTCATATCATGCACAACTTTAAGGAAGTTGAGTTCCTATTCTTGTGTATGCTGACTTATCCAGTCTAGCATTTCACGTTCTGCGAGGGCTAAACCCTCTATAATACCGCAGTATCTTTTATAGTCTGGAAAGTCTTTGACGTTGCCAGTCGATATATGATCTGCGTGTTCGTTCATTATATCTCTGATTCTAACTTTCAACCACTCAGAAAGTGATTGCTCTTTAATATCAGTTAACATACTAATTGCTATCTTTAACTATATCTTTAGCAATGTCAATACCAGTTTTAAAATCTTCTACTGCTTGCTTTTTGCTAACTTTTTCATTTTCTAGCAATTCGCTTGCAATCTTTGCACCAATTTTAGTGCCTTCAATTTGGGTGTCTGATTCTATTTTTTCTTTTTCTAATTGTAATTCTGCAACTTTAATGCTTTGATCAGCTTGTTGTTTTTGAGCAGCTAACTGGAATCTTGCTTGATCACCCATAGCTTTTCTTTGTACTTCAGCTTCTCTTGCAGCAACCTCTCTTTCTTTCATTTGTATTAGAGGGTCCTGTTGCTCTGCTGCTATTCTTCTATCTTCTGCTTCCTGCATAGCTTTTTGCGTTACTCTGCTAGCTGCTTCAGCAACAAGATCAGATATTCTCTTCTCAACATCTGCAGGTATAGGCTCTCCTACTGGTGGTAGAGCTATACCCATTTCTTCTTCAACTTGTTTTCTAAACTTCATAGTTAAGTGATCATTGATATAAGAAGATGCTGAAGCCAATATCGCTGGAGCATTTGGACTTTGACCTAGAAGTTGTTGTATCTCTGGGTTGTCTTGTGCAGCAGCAACTGTTTGTATATGTGCATCATGATCTTGGAACTCAAATGCTTTGACTGGTTTATTATTAATTAAGTTTTGTACTGCAGTCACTGGATCAACAGGATCAATCTCAGCTTCTTCAGGAATAACATCATTAACATCTTGTATACCTAAAACATCTAACATCTGTCTATGTAGTTCTTTCATGTCATACATCTCAGGTGCTGTTTGTGCTAATTGCATAGCAGCTTGATATTGCATAATCCTTTGTGCCATCGTTGCTGCATTAGGATCAGATACTGGTAAGACATCTATACGTCTATCAAAATCTGATGCCTTTATTTCTTCTTCTTCACCTGTGTCATAAGGATAACTAGGTTCACCAAAGTCAGATATTATATTAACTAAAATATCAAACTCTTTTTTCATAGAGGCATGTAATCTTGCTTGCACTGCACTCATGACTTTCATGTTCCTTTCTAATAAAGCCAAGGTAGTTCCAACTGGTGCCTGACTATTCATGTCACTTACCTTCATGTCAGAAATACTAGCAAACCTTCTTCCCTCTTCCACTATGTTTTGTAATAGCTGATAAAGAGTTGGGGAAGGTTCTTTATAGGGCAGGAAGGTTATATTATCTCTAATAGCACCACCTGGAACATCCACATCTCTGAACTCACCAGGCATAATAGGAGTATCATCACCTTTGATTCTAAGACCTCTGGCTTTTAATCCACCTGGTAAATTAGATAATGTACCTGCATCCACTAACTGTCTTAATAAACTTGTAGCTGATTTTGCTAATCCACCTATCATATGAATTAAACCAAAACCATAAAAACCTAAACCTGGTAAATACTGATAGTGTACAAAGTGTGATCTCCTCTCTTTATTAGGATCATCTTCATAATAGTTTCTTCTAATACTTAAGATATCTCCACTAGGATAATCAAGTGTTACGACATAAGGTAATTGAATACCTGTAGGCTCACCATCTTTCATATCTTCAAAACCAGGTAAATCTAAATTAACTTGCATTTCTAGCAAAGTATGACGTTGATCATAAGTATCATTATCATTCTCACCAGTTAGCTCATTGTATTTCTCTGAGATATCTGAATAGGAACTAGGACTATCGTGTAGTTCTATATCCCTATAAAAACCACTCACTTGCATCTTTCTTATATCATTAAAAGATTTACGCATAACATGAGTAGCTCTTTCACAAGTATCTAAATCACTTGCACCATAATTAACTACTACATCCTCTGAGGGTACAAAGATACCACTAGGTCTGCCTAGACTTGGATCATAGTAAACTTTTCTAAAAGCTGAACCTGCTAAAGGTAAAGAAAATAAAAGTTTTTCTGTTTCTGTTCTATATTCAGACATCTCATGAGTAAGAAGATAATTCATATAGTCTTCTACTCTATCTGCTTGTTTTTCTTTTTCGCTGGTTACTTTGCCAACGATTTTTGTTTTGACTGGTCCTGATGCTGGAAATATTTCTGCTATTGCTTGGGATTGAAATCTTATAACAGCTTCAGATAACATGGGATGAAACACTCCACAGGCTCCATTCCAAGGTTGTGTTCTTTCTTCTATCTTTAATCCTAGTTGATCTAAGCCTTTGGTATAGGTTTCTTCCCAGTCTTTTCTAGAATCCTTATCCATGTTGTAGGCTGCAACAAGTTTAGAACCTATCATTTCTAAATCAGTTTCAGAAATAAAATCTACTAAGTTACTATCAAACTCAGGGTCTGGCTGTTCTTCTTGCGGATCAAAATCTATGATCATGCCTCCATCATCAGTTTCGATGGAAACTGAATCTGGATTTTCTATTGTGATATCTAAGTCCTCACCTTGAGGTTCTTGTTCTATTGTGCCCTCTATCGGTGTAGCAGGGTTTCTTTCAATTGCCAATTAAGTCTCCTAGTAATAATTTGCAGTTC